TGGGAAGCTGGAGATGATCGGGAGCACACATTGCCGTCAGAAAAGGCTTTTCTTGAACGCTTCGCCGCCCTTGTCGCGGCTGCCGAACAAGAAAAAATAGCCCAAGCATGGGACACATTGCACGATCAATACATGGCCGACCCTTTGCGCCGTCAAATGCCCTTGAGCTATGAGCTGGTAGCCAATCTTATTAGGGGGTGCGCATGACCAACGTCGTGCGATTTACAGGGGGAAAAGATGACTGAAGAAGAGCGCAAGACCTGGAATGACGCAATTGATGCTGTGCTTGAGCTTCTTCGCACGCGCCCGCCACACAGGATGGGAGAGGCTGAATTTATGCGCCGGTTGTTAGCTTTGAAGTTACAGAAAAAGAAATGAGGATCGGGCCTGCTGTTTGTGCAAGCGCAGATAGGCATGTGACTTTTGATCCGGTCGTGAAAGTTAGAATTTACGACCCGGCAGGCCCAGTCACGTTACAGCCAACACTTGAGGCATTGAGGCTTGAGCGGAAAGTAAGAAGCATGCCAACGGTGGCACCGCGGGTTGCGCAGCCAGTGCAAACAGAGGGTTGCAGCGATACAGCTGTTGGATGCTACAAAAACACGATGCATACAATCTCAATGGTTTGCGGTGTCGCGGTGCTTCCATCCTTTGCGTGCGTGGCTTTTGGGCCGCTTTGGTTGATTGCGCCCGCTGTGCTGGCGTCACTTGCAATCACTTGCGTACTGCTTGGCGGGAAGCCGACAGAACAAATGGCACGCGCACGAGCTGAGCGGGCAGTTGAAATGAGTCAATATGACCCGCGCTAATGATAAAAAATTATTATTGCAAAGCAACAATGCTTTGCATAAAGTGAAAGCAAGGAGGAATAAAAAAACAATCCACTAAGGGAATAATAATGTTTGCATGGCTTGGAATTGACGATGCAATGATTGCCAGCGGAATTGCCCTGATTGTTTATGTGATCTGTGGCGGCGGGGCCGGAGAATAATCCGCCCACCTATCTATTCGCAAATCTATTCGCAAATCTATTCAGCTTTAAAAATAGGCGTGGTAGTGACCCAACGCAGCACAAAGTTTGCAAGTCCAACGACCGACAGCACAGCGCCAGCATGAGCGCCAAGCACTGGCGTCAAAAACGTGCCATTAGTCGCCAGCCAATCAATAATCGGGAGCGCAGCAAGCGCGCCGTTAAATACTGCCGTTTTATAACCTCTCATGCTGGCACCTTTCCTGATTGCAATTCGGCAAGCGTAAGCCCGCCCGTAAATTGAAAATGCGCCATTTCGCGCAGCTTGCCCTTCCAACGCCCCGCCCACTCCAGCCCGACTGATTCCCCCAGCTCGCCGATCTTGCGCCACAGGTCGCCGTCCGGCCCCGTTGTGCCCCATACCGGCTTTCCATTACGCAATGGCACCACGTCCAACGCGCACCGCCAGTTGTGCCACGATTGCCCTGGCCGCGCATTGGTCACAATCACGCCCGGCTTTGTCCTGCCCTGCGCAAACAGCGCAGCCTGGCTTTCATTGTCACGATAGGTGCTGGTCACTAACAAATCAATGCCGGCATCCTTGGCGAGATTAAGAAAGCTTTCTGCCTTTGCCTTACATTCCGGCACAAGGTCTGCAAGGCTGCGGCTGTTTATCATCGTTTGTCGAGTCTGTCGGACACCTTTTCAAGATTGCGCCGAATATCGCCGAGGGTTTCTTTGATCTGGCCCATTGCCTGATTAACTCGCTCGTCTTGATTCTGGTCAATCTGCGCCTGAACACGGCGAGATTCTTCAAGAACCGTGAGCCTTCGATCAATAGTAGACCACGCCCCAAAACCCGTCAGCATAAAACCAATGAAGGTTAGAACGTGGCCTAGATTGATCGTGGAGTCGAATTTCACGAGCTTATTGTCTTTAAGTTTTGAGGTTTCCATAAACCACTATTTTGCCGGGATCAGAACTTTTACGGTGATTGTCATGGTTTGTCCTTAAACGATTGAACCTTTGGAAATTGGCACCCAAGCACCAGCTTGAGCAGAGTATACAGTTTCAAGAAACTGATTTTGCGTAAGCGTGGCGCTGCCGCCGCCGCCAGTCATGTTAACCGTAAAAGTAAACGCCCCGCTTCCTACGCGGATAATCTTGAAATATGCGCCGTCATATACGTTTGACGAGGCCATATCAACAGTTATATCCGCTGTAAGCGCGCCCGCTTGTCGTTGTATAGGCGAATCTACACTTGGTGTAAGCGTATAGTTGCCAGATGTACCAAAAGCGCTGTTCTTGATGCAATCCAATACTGCACCCGCACCAAAAGTATTGCTAACGGCAACATTACCCGCAGATAGCGTTATTGGAGTTGAATAAGAGCTAATGTAGTTATCTGCAAGTAAATTTCGATTGTTTGTGCCCGGATTGTTTGTTGATTGAATGTAGACGCCGCTTCGACCAGTGCCAGCGCCAAAAATTCTATTTGCGCTTATGACGCCGCTACCCACAGTTGTTCCAGAAACGTTAATGCCATCGTACAAGTTGGTAGCCGCCGCGCCACATCTATGAATGACATTTTCGGTAATTACATATCCAGAAATTCCAGACAACGCAATCCCATGATACTGATACTGATTAAGTTCGTTGTTGGCTATCAACGGAGTGCAAGTTGAAGTAATCTTGATTCCGATAGACGTGTTGGTAGTATCGTTGCAAAACAACGAATTTCCACTGACAACAATATTTCTTAGGTTTGCCGTAAACGTGGAGTTGGTAAGATCAATCTCAATGGTTGAACCGGCCCCGCGCATCCGGGTAAACATATTGCCCGTGATTGTGGCGCTGTTGATGCAGCCATAGATTGCAGCGTAAGAATCATCAACATAGTTGCCAACAAAAATCAGTTCTCTGAAGTTTGCTTCAGCCGCGTAACCAACCACGTAGATTCCATAGGCCGCAGTGGATGCGCCGCCAAGTGAATGAAAACGGCAGCCTGTTACAGACAGTCCACGAAAATCTGCGGCGATGGCAGCATTCCGGTTAAGATACAAACCATACAACGAGTTGCTAAACAGTGTATTAACTGCGCTGACGTTTTTACCTTTAATTTCAACGCACTTGTTCAGATAAACAAAACTGCAAGAATTGAAGTAGTTGTCGCAATCTGTACCGCTGGCGGCGCTGCATCGAACGCCATTTACGGTGCCACCAGCGCCATAAACGCCGCCATTGCCAAGAAATTTGAGTCCTTCAAACACGACGCCTGCGTTAGTGCAATCAAACATAAAGTTTGATCCGCTGGACATTTTGACAGTTGGTACAGTGCTGTACTCAGGATTTGAAACGCCTTTCAACATCACTGACGCCGTAGCAATAGTGATGGTTGAAGAGATCAAATAAATGCCAAGCGGGAACAGCAAAGTAGAACCTGCCGAACACGCATTTACAGCCGCTTGAATAGCCGCAGTGTCGTCAGTAACCCCGTCACCCGTAGCACCAAAATCCTTAACTGATACTGTTTCACGCAGCTTAGTTTGAACAGTCGTAGCGACTGCGCCGGTGCCGGACTGGATAAACGTCACGAATTCGCTCGAAATAAAATCCGTCTCACTTGCCGAGGTGTAAATAAAAGCCCCGTTTTTGTCGCGCAACAGAATGCTGTAATCGCTGTTTGTGTAAAACCGCGCAGGGCTGCCGTTATAAACAGGATAACCGCCGCTAGTGCGAATTGGCTGGGTTGCCGTGATGGTCAGTGCAGAATCCCAATAAACAGTAATCGGATTCGATACCGGGTTTTGATTCGCGGTGCCGATGTAGATATAGGCATCATCCAGCGGCTGGCCATCGGCATCGGTGAAAAGCGGAAAAGGTGGATTGACGGCGATCGCGGGCATTTATTTGGGCTCCTTCAATGCTTCATTGATTCGGGCTTTGAGCTTACGGTTTTTTGAGAATCTAGCCACTTCACGGAGTGCGGTAACGGCCGGCACTGGCAAACCAGTGGCCCCGAATGTTGCCACACTATCAAGCGCCACTTGCAATGCGCTCGCCGTGTTGCTGGTATTGATTGCGCCAGGTGGTGCCGTATAAATCACCGTCGACAGTTCCGCAAGATCGCGCAAAACTTGAGCTTGTTTTTTACCATACAACGACTCAAGCTTCCCCTCTCGATCCAGCGACTTAACAACACGATTCAATTTGTCTGGCGACAAAAGAGGATTTCCAGCTGCATCTTGCTGGCTTTTAGAAAACGCCGCGTCTTTTATGTAATCGACGCCCTTAGCCTTGAGGTCTGACCATGCCTGCTTGCCGTCTGGCCCCGCGGTAATCAGCGTTTTTCTAACCTTGTTCATTTCCTCAACGGGGGAAACAAGAACAATCTTGTCGAACACATCTTCAAACGCAATGGCGCGCTCGTTTGTTTTGCCCTTTGTTCCGAGCAGTTTAGCCGTTAGCCCGACGTTTTCGAACTCATCGGAAAATTGTGCACGCGTTTTTCTGGCTTTTTTGTATAAGTCGCCGCCAGAGTCTTGTGTTGCCGCATCAATTGCGGAAGTAATCCTTCGACCAAACAGCGCCTCTCGTCTGTCTGTCCAATCGGTCGCCACATTCACAAATTGCCTCAATGTCTCACTGTCATTCAAAGTAATTTGTTTCGGCACAAGCGCGCCTGTTTCATCGGTTGCAACAGCACCTAACCGTTCCGCTTCTTTTCGAACCGCGCCAATGTTTGGAGAAAGCTTCTCGTATTTGGTCAGATCATCGAGCATTGCCGCAAGTGGCGTCATCTCCACAGGCTGTGCAAGCTCTCCAGCCTGCCTTGCCGCTTCGTAGGACTTTTGGATCTGCTTTCTTTTTACCTCTGCCTTGTTGACCAATGCACGATCAACCACTTTCCCGATATCACGCGGGTCGACGTTAATAGGGCCGGCCCGGTCAATCATTGCATCGAAGTTTTGCAGGAAAACAGCCGTCTGGTTTTCAACGCGCTCACGCAATGGCTGCCCGGTTTCGGCAAGTTTTGCCGATTCTTTTTCGAATTGCAGCTGGGCAAAGTCCCTTGAGGCTTGACCCTTGGTCAATGCTGCGCCTTTTTCAAATGGCACCGGCATTGTTTCTGCGACAGCACGACGCTGCATTTCGATCGGGGTAGCTGCTGCCCCAACGCTTTCTCGAGCGCCAACCCTGACGGCTTCTTCCGGCCTTGTCGGACGCACTATCTCAACCGCAGCCGCCGCGGCCTTTTTAACCGGGGCTGCCACTTTTTGAACGGCTGCTTGCACTTGTGGGGCCGCCTTGCGCGCCGCTTCAGCAACTGCCGGGGCCGCCAGTCTTGCGCCGCCAACCACTGCGCCAGGAGCGCCAACAACAGGCACAACGGGAGGAAGAAAGGAAAGCGCCTTGCCAACGGCTTGCACCTGCTCCCGCCCGGCCTGTGTTCGTGGCGCATAGGTCAATGCCTGAGCACCTTTGGCCGCTGATTGTTCCACTAAGTTAGCAGCCTGCGGGGTGCCGAATTGCCCGCTGAGAATTTGCTCTGCAAGCCCTTTTAAGGTGCCGCCAACCATGCCAAGCGTGCCGCCCACAGCACCAGTGCCAAGAGTAAGCGCGGCCTCACCTGCGCCCACTGCGCGCTCGGCCAGTGTAGGTTCCATCGGCTGGCTTACAGCCGGCACAACTTGTTCGCCTGGTATCTGGCCTGCGGTCGTGGCGCGGAACGAAGTGATTGCTGCTGCCAAGTCTCGCGCTGCCGCAACATCGCCGGCCGCGTCAGCATTGATCAACGCTTGTTCGAGTTCTCGAATTGTTGCCATTATTGAGGCCCGTATTGCTTCAGCAATTGATTGATGCGGTCTTGCGCTGGCCGTGTGGCTGCTGGCGTTGCTGCGGCCGCTGGCACTGTTGCAGGCGCGGCCGGGGCCACTTCAGTCGGCGTGTAAAAAATATTCTCTGTTTTCAGCCCGTAACCCGTAGCAATTCTACCGATTCCTGTGCGAACAGTGGTTTCTTGTTGTCCTGCAACCTTGTAAAGGTTTTCTGCCTGACCTTTGAAGGCTTTTCGCTGCGTTGGGTTTAGTCTTCCACCTGTGATTAAATTGTTGTACGCGTTTCTTAAACGATCAGGAACACCCGCAGCATTTTGTGCGTTAGCAAATTCACCAGTGTTCACCGTTGAGCCAGGGTCTTGCATCTTCATAAAGTTGAAAACCAATGCCAAGTCTGCCGCAGCTTCTTCGTCTGGAGTCTTTGGATCAGACACAGCCAAAATCCGTCCGTATGCCGACTTCACCTCCTGATAACCCTTCGTCTGGTCGCTGTATTCCTTTCGGAATTTTGACTCTGCCTCTGGGCGCTTATCAAGCGGAATCACTCCAGCACCCATTTGGCGGGCTTCGGCCTGCGCAAGTGCGGCAGCTGCGCCCGACTGTGCGGCGGCAGCACGTGATGCAGCAACGGAGGCTTTTGCTTGCTCCGTCTGTGCTTGTGTCAGCCCTAGCTCGGCAGCAAATTTCTCAGGCTTAAACTTGTTTTCAAGCTCTTTAGAAATAACCTCTGCGCTTTCCTTGCGCAGGGTAATTGGGGCCATCTCTTCGGCTCGCCGCATTTCAGCAGATTTTGCCGCAGACTCGATTATCTTTTCACCGCCGGGAACAACGGCAAGCATGGTGCCTATATTGTCGAAGGCCCGTTTCGGATCAACATTGATGATGCGAATATAGGTTTCAGCCGCTTTTGCTTCTTCCTCACGCCCTGAATTCCGATTCGCAGTCGCCTGCTCTTCAAGAAGTTTTATTGCAATATCTGGCGCATTTGCCCTCAACGCCGAAAACACTTGTCCAGATTGCGCAAGCTTGGTTTGTTTTTTTTCGTCGCTTAATATTTCCCAACTTTTCCGCAAATTTTCTGCTTGGTCTTTTGGCAGCAATGAACTAACACGAGCAAAGTCGGCCGCAAGCGGATTAGGGTTTGTATAAAGAGAATCAACCTCTTGTTGCGCTCGAATGGCGGCTTGTTGTTGCTGCTGTTTAATTGCAGCCTCTGCTTGTGCAGCCTCTCGCGCAGACTGAAGTTGAGCAATCTTTGCCCCAAGTGCATAGCTTTCTCCGAAAGCTTGTAAAGGGTCAGGCACGTCGATGCTGTAATCATACGGTTTAACCATGAGACCCTCCTAAAAAATGTTGCCGAAGCCAAGACCTAGCTTTCCCTCGGCCCCGTATTGCATTCCGAGGATTTTTGAAGGCAAATTCAGTGCGCCAGAATACGCTTTTGCGCTGCCGAGCGACCCGCCTGCAAGTGCCGCGCCGCGTTGAGCGAGCAACTCGCCGATTGCTCCAGCACTTTGCATTCCGGCGCTTGCCTGTCCTGCCGCTGAAGATTGCCCCAATGAGGTAAGCCCGCCGAGTCGCTCATATTGCTGAGCAATCTGGCTTTCGAGCATCTGCGGCCGGAATTGCGCGAGTGCCGCTTGAATGTTGCCGCCACGCAGCCCGCCAGTTGCCGAGGCACGCTGTAACAATGCCTCTTCGCCCTGTCGCACTGCCGACTGGAAAAATGGGCTTTGTTCCAGACCGGAAATTGCAGCTTGCTGTTCTGGCGCGCCTCTCAACCCAATAAGTGCTTGTTGTTGTTGCAAGGCGGGCCGCCCAGCTTCGACGTATGGCCGCAGCAATTCGGTTAAAACGTCAAATTGCCTTCTTTGTTCAGCGACACCTTCCTCGGCTGCGGCGGCTTGTTGGCCGGCGGCTTTTTGCGCTCCACTTGATGAAATAGCACTACCGGCGAGCGCACTGCCACCCACTATTAGCCCAGTTATTGGATCTGGCATTATTCAAACTCCTTTAGATAATCTTCGAGTGTTTCCCCGTATAAACGCATCACATTTTCAGAGACTGCGTTTGCAGCCTGCGGCCCATGAATAAGCGCGACGGAAAACAAAACGATGTCAAAGTAGCCTGCCCTCCAAACAAAGGATTTTGCGTCGGCATTTTTGCCTCGCTCTGCTTTGTCTGAGGCTTGCCATTTGAGGATTTGAGCGCCTACCAATGGAATCAACTGGTGCGCTTCTTTAATGAAGAATGGGTTTTGAGGCATTGCAACAAAAACGCCCCACAAAACCTTATCAAAGGATTCGCGGGTTATTTCGTCTTTATCGGCAACGTCATCAAAAAATTGGAAGGCGTCGTAAAGCGAAAGCAGCCAATCAACCGCAGCGGGCGGAAGATGGAGGGCTTCTTCTAAGTTTTTACGCAACCAAAAAGCATAGTCCATTGGCCGTGATCCATTTTTGACATGGTGGCCGCTGGTCGCCCGTCATTTCTCAGCTTAATGAATTGTCGCACAAAACCGCAATACCTCAAGAAATCAAGTGATTTCTCTGCCACTAGCACGAATGGTGATCGAGGTGGCTGCACTAGCAATCGTTGATATAAAGCCGCCAGACTCAAGACTTTGCCCGATCAATTCCGGGAATGTATAAGTTTCATCAACCGCAATTGAGCGAGCATCAACAATCAAATTAGATGCGCCAGCACTGCCGCCGCTAGTCACCAAATTTACTGATAGAGTTGCCACTGATGCGCTGGTGTTCGTTGCAGTAAATTTATCAATGATCGTCTTGCAAAGAGAAGCAGTGTATTGCGTGGTCTGCGTATTTTCTGACTGCTTTGCAGGAATCAAAACTTTTACAGTGATAGTCATGTTTAGCCCACCAAGCAGCCAGAAAAGTAAGAGTTATTGGCAATAATATCAGCAGAGTTTGCGCCGACACCAGTGACTTCAATAGTAAGTTTAGCGGTATCCGCAGCGTCCATGTCTGCAACAGCAGACCCGCCAATCAGAATTACCGGATTGGTATTCGGCGTGCTGCCGCCAGCATCCGTGTAAGTTACCAGTGGCGTGGTAGTGCCTGCGGCGTAGGCATAGACCTTGCCGCCGGATAGTGGGTTGCCGTTGGCATCAAGGAATTGCTGCTTGGGTGTCGGGGTAAGCGTTGTCATCTACAGTTCCTTTATTGCCAAACGGCGTTGCAAATAGCCTGCACTTTTGGTGTTTGGTCATCTATGTTATCACCCGGCGATACCACCCAGCGATCAAAAGATTCGGACAGAACATCCCCGTCTTCAAGTATCCGTTTTACTTGCCGCACCTGCACTGAGTTATCTTCAGTGATGGTAATCAGATCAATGGCAATTTTTTTCTCAAGCATGATTAGGCCGTTATACAGTTTGCGGAGATGATGTAATCGCCGGCGACGTCGAGCGGAACAGCGACCATTGCCCCGCCACCGCTTGGCATTTGGACAAGCGCAATCGTTGCCGAATTTGGGGCAACATAGCCCATTGGCGTAGCGCCTGCCGTATAAGCCACGTTGCTAACGAAGCCGAAAGTCACCGCCGCAAATGCGTTGGTAACGTTTAAAGCTGTAAAAGGCAACCCGCCAATGTTCATGTTGCCGGTGCCGGTATGGGCAGTCCAAGTCACGCGGAACTGGATATTGACCGAGCGCCCGATTTTTGTGTATCGCCCCACCTGTATTGTGTAAGTACCCGCGCCGGCGGTGGTGGTGCCCACAATGGTGGGCGTGAAGTTGCCCTCTTGGTAGTCGTCCAGCGTGTTGGCATCGGTCGCCGCGACTTGGGTGGCGGGGAATGTAATACCGCTGGAGAGCTGCAACACGCCGCCGCTGGCGTTTTCAGTTACGCCCCCCAGAAGCGTGCGCTGAGAAGTGGTAAAGTTTGCGGCTTCGATACCGACAGTCCAAATGGCAACGGGGTGTACTGTATTCGTCACCAGCGTGAAACCTAGCCCGTCGGTCGCATCCAAATACGCTGTCACTAGCGTCGATTCCCAAGTCAAACTCACCCCGTCTCCGGTGGTGTTTTGCATGTAAATGGATTTGTACCCGGCGAAATTTGGGGGGTTGGTTGTGCCAAATCCAATGTCGCCCTTTGGCCCGACTGTAATCGCCTCAACTTCCGTGTTGAGCGCCGCGCCGCTGGCGGCACCGGGCGGAGTCGTGAATACCCTGACATGGCCGCCCGCGCCTGTGCCCGTGCCGCGCCCGCCATGCACCCGCATATCTGCGCCGACAATATTAGTGCCGCTGCCATTGGTGCTGCGCAGATTGGCGGCTACTGGCACGGCTGCGGTGTCGCCGTTGCCGATAATCAGCTCGCCATTCCCCTTCATCCGCAGCACTTCCGTGGTGCCGGCATACCAACTGAAAAGCTGTGCTGAGGTGGGCACACTTGACCACAGCGTGCTGCCAGCAATCCCAAACGCATAATCTACGGCAGCCGCTCCAACTTGCGGAAACAAACAAATTTTGGTGCCGGCCGAGCGCGTGGTGAATGTGGGTGCCGCAGCGCCGCTTGTGTTGAAATCAATTCGGTTGCTGGTCGCACCGTTGAGATACAGTTGCCCCGCACCCGTGGTTGCCGATCCGGTAAGCGTTGAGCCGATAATGCCGGTTGAGTGGATTGTGTAGGACGGCGTGGCGGTGCCAATGCCAAGCCGGTTGTTGGTGTCATCCCAAAACAGTTGCGCGTTGTCTTGGGAATACACGCCAGACGCGCCAGCAAACACCACTGAGCCGGGGGTTAATGCAGTGGCGGTGCCGGTGCCGCCGTTGGCGACCGCCAGCGTGCCGGCCAATGTCACTGCGCCGGTGGTGGCCGTTGAAGGTGTAAAGCCTGTAGTGCCCGCGCTGAACGAAGTAACCGCAACGCTGGACAGCGTTGTCCAGGTTGGTGTTCCAGCAGCAGCAGAAGTCAAAAACTGACCACTAGTGCCTGCTGGCGTGAAAGCAACCGCAGACCCTGTGCCATAACCGACGCCACCCGCCGTAGGCAAGCCATTCAGGTTGTACGATGCAATCGTTCCAAGTTGAGGTGCGGCAGGTTCAGTATCAAACTGATTCTGAAGGTTGATCGTTGCTTGTTCATACTGCTCCGCAGGCTCAAGCAATTTAAGTTGCAGTTCAGACTTGAGAGCCTGTAATTCTTGCAGGGCAAGCGTGGCTTTGGCATCAGTCACAGCTCCATCAGCTGTGAGACTGTTTTCTAGTGCTTCGATCAATGAAAGTGCATCGTTTGCCGTCGCTTGCGCAGTTCCAGCAGAAATGGCCACTTCATTCACGAAGTCAGGCGCAATTGCATCAACGGTCGCAAACAGCCGTTCAAATTGCTTGATTGATTCGTGATCCTTTAGGAACAGGGCCAGTTGATCACGCGTCAAATTTAACTTTGAATTAGCCATCAGAACGCCAGCGGCTCAAGTTGTGCTTCGAGTCGGATAAACGCCACATGCGACGAACTATCTCCCTGGAAACGCTGGATGCGCCAGTTCCGCATGTGGCCCTGCTGGAACCACACCAAACGCTTTAGTCGATCGCCAATCGTGCCTGCGCTGATATATTTTGATTGGCTCCACACTTGCCCATCAACCGAATAAGACGTGCTGATCTGTGGGTTATCCGCAAGTGACACGCGGCCAGTCAGCGCCACCAGTTCAAGCTGATTGAAGATCACGCCTTTGCCTTCTGCGTAAATAATCGTGGTGCCAAATTCCCAGCGCACTATCTGCCCGAAATGCGCGCTCGTTTCCTGCGCCATATAGCCGACCGTTGCGCTGGTCGGGTCTCCAACGAGCCAGCGGTTGTAAGCCCACACGATGTTTCTGGCCCGGTACTGACTGAAGCCTGCCAGCGAACTTGTGAGTGTGAACCACACCGGCTGGCTAAGTGCTTGCGTTGCAGCCGCATCAAAAACAATCGTGCGGTCTGGCAAATGCACATATAGATGCTGGTGATTTCTGTCGTTTCGCGCCTCTAACTTTATGCTTGCGAGCGTTGTTTCATCGTAAGTCAGCAATATCTGGTCAATTTCTTGCGTGCTGATCTTGTTGGCGTTAGCGTTGGCAGCTACATACACGCCCGGCGCTTCATTCCTGCCACTGCCAATAAACGCAATTTGCTCCAAAAACACACAGCAAGCTTGCGTCCCGACGGTGCCTTTTTGAACTTGCGCGCCGTCAATGCGTTCGAACGGGAAAAAATCGCCGCCTACGTTGTCGAACACTTCGATTGTGTTTCGATTCAGCGCATAGACTTCATTGCGTAGCTTCAACAAAGCCACAACCGGGTCCGGGTCGGCTTCACTTGAGCCATACTTCAGCGGATTAACCTGCGTCGGATCGGATAGCTCTGTGACAATCAGAAACTCTCCATCTGTCGTCATGAAGTAACCATCGACCCAGCACATATCAATCACGGTGCCAAGGTCTGGATCGGTAACTTGCGTGAGCGTTGAGCCATCCCAATAAAACAAATCGCCGCCCGATGCGATCGCCAGGCGGTCGAAACTGTAATCGAACGTCACAAGGCCGGTGCCGCCCACATCGCCAAGCGTGGTCACGGTGCCAGTGGATGACACCTCCACAAGCTTTGTGCCCATGACTCGATAGCAGGTGCCTTCCCACTGAATGCCGCCACGATCAATGCCAGGGCCTGTTCCGTTTGAGATAAGCCCATCAGCTGGGCGCAGATAGCCCTCACTGATTCCGTTACCCTTTGGCACTGGCACCATATTCACCGGGTAACTGGTGCGCAGGTCTGGCCCGTTGTCGGTGTAAATGCCGTTCAGAATTGGGATCTGAGCCATTGATTATTTTTTCCTGGCTGCGCGCATATTGTCGATGAGATTCGGGTAAGGCCGGCCCGCCTTCTTTGCAGCGGCTTTTGCACTGGCGGTCTGCTTCTCG